TAGCATGATATCTCCATATGCTTCATTGAAGAATTGCTCACGGTCATTCTTCGAGAACTCTGCTTTGGTTAAAGCGAGTTGAGCAGAGGGGAATGTATCTGGTTTATATGAACCATCTTTTTGCATACTCGGCTTGAATTTCTTATCAGCCGACTCAGTGTACTTCTTTACACTTGCCTTCTTCATTCTTTTTCCTCAGTTTAGTTATGAACAGCCAGCAACCCCTGCATACCACCAGGGGCTTCGAGCTGACTGCGAGTCAGATTCTTTTAACCTGCGAATCCAGCAGGAGATACTTTATCACCTTCCCTTAATATAGCATCTCTTGACCCTGCTCGGGTTGTGTGGCTGCACCTACAGCTTGCTGTGTCATAGCTTCAGCTGCTTTAGTAACCATTGTCCTAGCACCTTCAGGTTGGGTCATTTGAGAGTTTACAAGCGCCAACGCTTTCGCGTATAAGGCATCAATACTTGGTTGCTGCGGTATTGCTTGCTGTTCCTTACCAGCCTGAATAGTTACTTTGGCCCACTCTTGATAAGATTTATCTAAGGCAACCATAAGCTGCTTCAAATTATCTTGAATGGCGTTTTGTGATTGGACATTAGTATAGTCCACATTGGCTTGCTGAAGAGCCATCGCCTGTGCAGTCTGCTTCTCTTCCAGTTGCTTCTGCTTCTGGATTTCTGCTTCTTCCTGCTGACGAGACTTCTCAGCGGCTTCCTCGAATTCATTAGTTGTGAAGTCGACTATATAATCAAGAGGATTCTCACCTAGTGCATCTATCGCTTTGTGGGCAATCATTGCCGCTGCCTTAGGTGATACAACACCACCAGCACCAGCATCTCGTAGGGCAGGTAGTACCTGTCCACCAATCATCTGCAGTTTGGTTAGTTTAGTTTGATTAGAGGCATCACCTACATCTGCTTCAACACTTAGGTACTCACACGATGGTAAGTCCTTGAATAACACTTCGTTGAAAGTAGGGTCGCCAGTATATAAACCAACAGACGTATCACTTAGTTCTTTGATCATAGTCTTGTAGACACCTTCGATGAGATCTAACCCACCAGTTTCCATGAATCTACGAGCAATGAACTGTATACGGACTTGTGCAGCTGATTGCACTTGCGATACTTTAGCTTCGGAGTTACCCGACACATATAAGGTATCGTTGAGGCCCTGAGCCGCCTTTGACAAGCCAGTGGCTTGCTCTTTCTGTTCTTGAAGATACTGAAGGAGTGGTACAGTACCTGTAGATATTTGCTCAGGAGGAAGAGATGCCACAGCAGCATTCGGATTACCAATAGATGCGATAACAGATTTAGGCTTATAGTTCTGCAATGCAGAGAAGTCTACTGTATTTGGATCTGCAATCTTAGGTGCGTAGTTTGTTAAGTAAGTATTCTCAACAAAACCACGGAGTATGGCTGTGGTCGCAAGAGTCGACGGTCTTGCCATGTCAGCCATGGAGAGCCCTGTAAGCTCATGCGGGATCTTGAAGGGGATAAAGGAAGATAACTGGATATGATCACAGTCTTCTTCTTCAAGAATAGTCCCAGCGACTTTGATGACGCGTTTAAGCTCTGCAATACCATCACCATCACGGTCAACATAGATCCAACACTTGGTAAGTGTGGCTGGAAGCATGGCTTCTAGTTCTTCTGTTGGTGAATCAGATGAGAGTACATTGTTTGCACCTGATGCTTTGCGTCTGGCAGCTACGTCAGTATTAGCAGCTACTTTGTAAGAAGATGTTGGAGATTCAACATCATCCCATTCAATCTCGTCTTTCTTATCCGGGTACCGGGCGCGTATCGCAGAGCGAGTTGTCTCAAACTCAAGGCCTACGAAGGGAGCGTCTTTGATGCTCTCTGCGTCACGGGAAATACGTAAGGCTTCTGGAGGTACATTGGTTACCTCGACCTTACGGGTTGTCTTTGTACGATTGATACGAACATCTTTGTATGTGTCAGTGATAGGGTCTAAGAATAAGTCCCCTACAATGTCCACACCAGGATCTGCCAGTAACGTATCAAGAGCTTCAAGAGTGATCTCTTCGAACTCCTCAGCTGTTACTGAGACGTCTTCAACGTACTCCCAAGAAATTAGTCCTTCCTTCCACATCAGGCCAGACTTGACCCACATGTTAAGGATCTCCCAACCACGGTTCTTCTTAAACAAACAGTGGTTAACAGCCTGTGCGCCTGCTCGGGCCTTGAGTACGCCCATTGGGTTATTCTCTGCAGGGCTAAGTCGAGCTAGTTTGTTGTTGTCAAACAACAGTTCGGAGAGTACCGAGGTGTAACCCTCAATAGCTTCTACTGTGTCTGATGCAACAATACGAGATACACCTTGAGGTGCAAGGTGACCTGTTGGTTGCATTGCGTATTCAAGAGTTGCTTTCTCTCGTTCTGCACTTAACTCAGAGGTATCTAAGAAATTCCCATCAGATTGGGAGACCTCAGCGTCAATGAGTTTTAGCAGCTCCTCGTCTGAGACTGCTTTGATTTCTTCTGTCATTTCATTACCTCATAAGTTCAACACGAATCTATCTATCTATCTATCTTTGGGTGGCCCTAGGGTATCCTAGGGTGTCTAATAGGTGGAGGTTTCATTTTACGTCTTTTCCCAGCGAAAAGAAACACATCCAAACAAACACTTGAGGAGGACTATTTGGGAAACTTCGCTACTCTATAAGGCTCAACGGAAAAGTTAAGAACCCTAAGTGTATGTCCTGTATTATTGCCCTGAGATCCTCGGACTTACTACAGCCAAACGGTATTGTTTTCGACATATGCTTGATTTCGAAAAGATACCTTGGTAGTTGAGAGTCGGTCTGCATGGGTCCTGAGGACCTCTAGGGCAATTGCTGTTGCGATAACTGTATCATCATTACAACCTTTTATCGCGTTGGTACGACCATTGTCATCAGCCACGTAATCCATGCACTCTTGGATTATTCGTGGGGACGCTAGATTGATATCATCATTTTCAATAGCGTTCTTAAGATGACCTATGATCATTGGTTTAGTAGCTTGAGTGGTCCTCCAACCTAATCGTGTACCTTCCTCGTTAGATACATTAGCTACTTTGGTCTGATGGTACAGATTCACATAACTCATCTGCTTGAGACGGTTAAGCGTAGCTATACCTAAGGAATTTGATTCAACTGCTAATAGAGCATTATTGTAATAGCGTCCTAAGTAAAACAAGAGATCTCCGTATTGTGTGGGGTCAATCTTGTTGTTTCTGTAAAGAGCAACTACTTCTCGCTTACTATTCAGTACCGTACAGGCCGAATAGTCTAATCCAACACCTAAAGCACAGTCAGCACCGATTATAAAGTTCTCATCGAACTTAGGGTACTGGAAAATCTCTAGGAAGCCCTCGCTGTGATCTTCAAATGAACAAGTCTCTAAGCTAAAGGACTGTCTCTTCTTGACCTGATCGGGGGCTAAGTTGTGTAGTTTTTCTATATTAAATACGTTGGAGCCTGAGACTATGAAAGCCTCTTCTGGGTTGCTTGGGTATTCCTGTCGGAATTTATTCAAGCCACCTTCAGCTATCTTGAGTCTGCGCCAGTAGAGCTGATCAAGCCCTAGGTCATACTTTTGTTGTAGTTCTGATTCTTCTTCGGTTACAGTTTCCTTAAAAGATTCAGGGTCCCCTACATTCCTGCGGTATTCTGTCATCAGAAACCAAGGTACAAAAATGGGGATGTATTCGTTCTCACCTGCAACGGCACCTTTCCAAAGACGATGGAAAGCATTACCTACGCCATTGGCTGTAGATTCCAGGATTACTTCTGTTCCGTCAGCTTGGGATATACCTTGGAAAAGGCCAGCAAGGATCTTCTCATCATGAGTCCAGAAAGCAACCTCAGATAGATGAGCAATAGTCGGAGTGGTTCCACGTCCAGCTTCGGGGGAACCTGCGGTGTATAGTCTGTAACCTGATTCATTGTGTTCAAACATGATCTCCTTTGCGTTAGATTTCTTAAACGCTGGTTTGAACTCTTCTTTCATGTTTTGAATGATATTACGTGACATGGTGAAGAGCGCATCGGATGTTGCCGAATCATGTGCCATTACCACTGACTTATTAAAAGGTGTAAGATAGGATTTCCAGTATACTCTTCCGCATGAGTAAGTACTTAAGCCCATCTGCCTTGCCTTAAGGATTATGGCACGTACCTTACCTGTTTCTTTCAACTGCTTTTCAATAGCATTATTTACTATCTTCTGTGCATCATTAAACTCAAAGGGTATAAAACCCTGTGTGGCATCCTTAGGTAGGATACGTATCTGCTCTTCTGCAAAGTCAGAAAAAGAATCCTTGTATCTGCCAAGGTCCTTACGTTTCTTAGCTTCGATAGCTAAGGCTAACTTTTGTTTATTAGTTAGTTCTTTAGTTGACATAAAGCCCTCCCAGACTACTTAAGGTATCCCTAGGGTCAACCTTCTTCAACACAATAAAAAGACAACATATAAGAGGGTAACCTATAAGTATACTATAGGTATCCCTGTTAAGTAGTCTTTTAGGTATATAAGAAGAAGAAGTAGATAAAGGACTTCTTAAACACTCCCTATAGTATCCTAAAGGTACTCCCTAGGATCCCTTAGAACTATTTCCTATAAGGTACTTAAAAGATTCCTTATAAAGGGGGAGGGGTACCACTGACTCACATATCAGTATATTGACATGTAGGTGTACACTGATGGATGACTCTGGAACCCCCTCGTATTCCATAAGTAGTCCTTGGGTAGGCTATTCCCTTCTTAGGGGTCCTAGCCGTGTCAAGGGTCTACCTCATCACCAGTGTATATGTGTAGTATATGTGTCTCCTATATTTATTCCTATAAGGTACTTAAAAGAATTACACAGGGTACCCCCTCCGTATACCGTAGGGAGCCTCTCTTAGGATACATGTATTAAGTCCCTATAATATCAAGTACCCTAAAGTAATCCATGACCCCCCTAGTCCCTCAGGCCCCCTTCGGAGACCTTCGGGGACCTCTCGGATTCCCTCGAGGTCACAAGGATCCTGACGGATCCCCAAAGACCAACCCATCCCTACGGTATCCTTATATAACCCCGATGAATACCCTACGTAATTCCTATAGACTACCTTGATGGTGGGATGATACGGGGATACTGAGGGTGGCCCCGAGGTGACCCTAGGGGTAGTCCCAAAGTCCTCCTAACATACACCCTGTGGTACTCCATCCTACCTCCTCATGTACACCTGAAGTCACTCATAAGACTACACACCTCACCAATACTACCCAACCATACCATCAGTATACTTTCAGGGAATAGCGCTCCGCGTCTACCAGCCACTTCGTGGCCCTTGTGGTATTGTTCAAAAGAACAGTGCCCATTTCTAATCTAAACCAAGAGGACGCCACCATGGCCGAATTTAAAGTATTACGCGACATCCGTGTCGTGAACAGCCGCATCCAAACACCCGTTCAGCGGGATTTTGGGAAGCAATACAGCCTATTAGCTTCAGGTGAAGGCCTGAGCGAAGTAGGTAATGTTGCCAAGGATGGCAGCATTTGGGTAAACTCCAATGCGGAGTACCCAAACGGAGATCCAATATCTCCAATACCAGTTATTGATAGGGCAAAACGTCCTATTGATAGCGAACTCGGAGAAGGCTCCGAGGTGGAACTCGCCTTCAAGGTCGTAAAGACCTCTAAAGGCACCTTCTATAACTTGGCCGCAATTAAGGTCATGAAGATGGTAAAACCATTCAGCGTCTTCGATGTATTCGATGACGACGAGAGTGACGAAGTCCTAGATGCATTCTAGGGCTTAGCAGACGGGGAGCCCTACGGGGTTCCTCGTTGTTATTTTTTCACCAGTAGCTAACCTGGAGCAGCCTGATCATCAGAGGTTCACTCCGCTCAAAAGCCCTGAATACCCCGACAAAACCCTGAATAACCCGACAAGGGC